TTTCTTTAAGCTGTAAATGATCTTTGATTATATCACTAAAACTTGTCATTAATTATATTTCTATCTATAATATAGAGTATAAAAAAAAATATGGAAAAGAAGATTAATAGATTTACAACTGTTGATTTACAAAATTTAGCGAATGAATGTAAGTACGAGTGGGAAATTAGCAATGTAGAGGAGGTAATAGTGGATAGCAAAAACAAACCAGATGAAGTTGAGAATGAATTATTAACGATGGTACACCCATTTAGGGCTGTTATTATTGGAAGGAGTGGTAGCGGCAAGACAATTTTGACCATGAATTTACTATTAAAATATTTAAAATATGATTGTATATATATTATATGTTCTACAGCATATTTACAACCCAAATATGATCTGATAGTAGATTGTGCTAATTTATTTCCAAGTAAGTTTAAAATATATGAGAGTATGGACATGTTTAAATTGAAGAAAGTAAACAAAAACAAAAGGAATCTAATTTTACTAGATGATATACAAGAGCTTGACGAAAAAAATATGAGAAGAGTTAATGAGCTGTATGTTAGGGGGCGTCATCACAATTGCTCGGTAATTTGGCTTGGTCAAAATTATTTTAAATGTCCTATTAGAGCTCGAGGATCTGCTAATATGTTTGTTTTTTTTAAAATAAATAGTACAAAAGAACTAAATAGGATCCATGCCGAAATTTGCTCAGATCTATCAAAAGAGAACTTCGAAAAAATATTCAGAGAAGCAACAGAAGAACAAGAAAGTGACCCAAATAGTAGATTTTCTTGTTTCGTTATTGACACAGAGCAGACAAGTGATTGTTTAAGGTACAGAAGGAATTTTAAACAACTATTCAACTGTAACTTGGAATAATTTCATATTTTTTATATGTCGTTGTGTTTTTTTATGGTTACTTAGGTTGGATTTTGTAATTTCACAGCCACACTCACATGTAACTTTTTCTGATATTTTTTCTTTGTTAACTTCTCTATATTCTTTGAAATATTCTAAACGTTTCTCTCTGTTATCTTCATAATATTCTTTTGTTTTTTCTCTGTTATTTTCTCTATATTCTTTGAAATATTCTAAATATTTCTCTCTGTTATCTTCATAATATTCTTTCATACCTCTTGTAGGAAACTGTTTATTTAAAGTGGGTTTTAATGATTCTATATGATAACGTTCTCTAATTTCTAACTCTCTCTTACAATCACATGGATATATTTCAACTGCCACCATTTCCCATTCTTGCCAACCACCATTATTTCTTATATATTTGTAAACAGTGAGATTATAACATATATCATTATTTTCATTATTACACGCTGATTTATGTTGGCATTTTCTACCCCTAAAATTGGTTGTAGAGCCAATATATATATTTAAATTGTCTTGATCGTTTTTATGTACTAATTTATATATTACGGCATTTTCGTAAGTTGGCATATTTATTATATATTATATGTTCATAAATGTTTATATCATTTTTTTTTATAATAAGTAAAAAAATAATTTTATCAATCTTCTGATGTCTCATCAGTGTCGTGTTTTTCTAATTCACTATATATCTGATCTAGTAGTTCATCTAGTTCTACAGCCGATAAATTATATTTTTTACACACAGAGGCAGGAGTTACTTTTTTTACTTTTATTTCTTCTCCGTCCATTTTCTATATCTTCTACAATAATATCAAGATTTTAATTTTTCATAATCAAACGCCTGAATCAATCTTTTCGTTTAGTATCGAAACTGAAAGTGGATTCTATGATATTGAGCTTGGTTGATAAAAGATTGATATATTTTTGTAATTGTTTGGAATTCGGATCTAATTTTGTCACATTTTGTACTTGTTTTTGTAGATCAGATACAACCGATCTTAAATCTTTTATTTCTACATTTTTTTTTTGTATCAATTCTTTATTTGCTTCGTTGTATTTATCTATTTTGCTTAACATATTGTTATTCATGGTTGTAAATTTATCATCTATATAATCATACAGTTTATTAAATTTATTTTGAATATTTTGTTGATGTTTCTCTACAGATTTTGTATTATCACTTATTAGATTTTTTATTTTTTCATCTAATTTTTCAACATTCGTTTGATTTTCCATACCAAAAAGTGTAGATTTTTCGATTTTTTCTCTATGATCTTCTAATTTATTTGTTATTTCTAAATTATTATCATTATTTTGGTTCTTTATAGTATTTAATACATCATTTATTTCGTTCGCTTTTATCACTATATTATGATTAAGTTCATCTATGTTTTTATTATTTTCTATATTTATACTATCTAGTTCAAGTTGAATTTTTTGTATATCTTCTTTTGTTTTATCATATTTTTTAATACATTCAGTATTAGATTTTTTATTAGTATTATTTAATTCTATCATCTGATTTTGTAAATCTTCAATTTCTTTTGGAATTGTATTATATATCTGATTGTCAATACTATTTAATACTGTTTTTGTTTCTTTTTTTATTTCATCCATATTTGAGATAATATCACCATCGTTATATGGTACTGATGATATTACATTATCTTGAATTATAATATTATTACCAGCTTGTAAGGCAATAGGTGTGTTTTCGGATACTTGTCTTAAAATGTCTTGAACAGAATAACCTGAGGATTTAATTTTATCTTTACTACCAATTATAAGTTTATTTTCTACCAAATTTTCGATAAGAATATTATCCATTTGTTGTATTGTTTGATTTACAACTTTTGGTTGTATAACTGATACTTTTTTTTTACTTCTTTTATCAATTAAAGGATCTACTTTCATTATATTATACTCTATATATATATTATATTAAAAAAATACACTTATATACATTAGTTTTGTTTCATATATATTTCCTATTATACTATCAAATATGTATTATTATTTTGTAAGAATATGTGAAAAAATAAGGTAGATAGACATATATTAAGAAAAAGAGAGGAGGGGGAGGGGGGGTTGAGGGAGGTTGAGGAGGTTGATGAGAGGGTTAAAGACACTTTTAAAGGGAAAAACGATCGATTTTGGTTTTAATAAGGAGGTTGGGGGGGATGGGGGGGCAAAATTTAGAAATCCATTCTATATATTTTTTCTATTATTTTTTTATTATTATTTTTTTATTATTTTTTTTTATATTTTTTCTATATAGTTTTTTTATAACCACCCCATCCCCCCCAACCTCCCCATATTACATTAATTTTTATTATATTGATACTAAATATATATACTTTTTACTTTAAAATAGAATAAAATAGGTTGGGGAGGTTGATGGGGGGGTTAATAATTTGGTTGGGGAGGTTAAGAAATAGGTTAAGAAACAGGTTAAGTATTCAAAAATTCAATATATTCCCTGATAACTTCAAGATCAATAGTAGTTTTTGAATGTTTAGGATCTTTTACAATAGCATCTTTATTTAATTTACTTTTAATTTTATTGCCCAAATCTTTTACCTTGATACCAAATGAAATAGAGTTAATCTTGGTGGTAACACGATTATTCTCACACCAAACACACCAATTTGTGAAAAGGTCTTTATTGTCTTTTTTCAGAAAATCCTCCCCAGACCTGACATCATCATTAACATAATCTTCTATCCACCAAATAATCTTATCTCTATTACAAGATTTAACTTCTTTTGTGATTTCAGTTTCAGGTTTAGATTTGACCGATTGAAAATTTCCATCAGGTACTACTTCTTGAACATTGAATCTTAATAATCCTTCGTATATTTGTCGCAGAGCATCAGTATTTTCAATAATATTGGTTATAAAATCATTAAAGAATGAAAGGTTACCACTATAATATTGAGTAGTTCTTGTTTGAAACCATCGTCTTGTGCTATCATCAGTTATTTTAACGACATTTATGTTATTTGTGGTCATATCATAATCACATAAATTATCTATTTCGTATGGTTGAATACCTTTAGGATTAATATTTAGTTTATCTTCTGTGATTCTGGTCTTTAATACTTCACTATTTTCAAAATTTTCAGTTCCAGCTGCTTCATTCACACATATATAACATTTATTTTGTTCAAAAGTTGAATGAGTTTCATATAATTTTTTTGCCTTGTCTATCTGTATAGCACAATCGCCAAATATTTTATATATAACTTCTATAAATTTACTTTTACCATCTCCTTCTTCGCCATTATATATGACACAAACATAAGATCTCAAACCTGGATTTTGAATTCTATACGCATATCTTGCTAATATATAATTAGATATGGTTTTGTCGCCAAATAAATTGTCAGAATATTGTTTAAATTCATTCCAATAATCTCGTTTGGTTTCAATAAGTGGTTCTTTAGATATTTCAAAATCTAGCCAAGAGTTATAATCAGCATCATGACATATAAGAGGTGGTGGTTTCCAACAAATCTTTTCATAATGTCTAATATGTGGGTCAAGTAACCATAATGGGTAAAAAGATGATATAACTCTTTCATCTTTTTTTTTGTCATATTTCCAACATGTTAAATGACTATAGGTTTCTCTCGAAGATTTTATAGATAATGGTTGAACGTCCCTGCGTTTTTCATAAAAAACCATTGGAGGATATAAAGTTTTAAATACATATTTCTCAAACTCTTTTTTAACAACACAATACTCTTTAATATCATCTGGAATATTATCATTAACTTCTGGTTCTATATCAACTTCTGAAATATTACTTTCATAATAATTATCAGGTAAATCTAATGAATTGTCAAATGGTTTAATTTTTAATGGTATATCGTAACCAATTTCATCGAATGCTTGTTTTCTCATTTCTTCAAGTAACTGATTGGTAATTCTTTTATTTTTGATTAACTGAAAGCCATCAAAAATTAAAGAAACTTGGTATCCATCTTTAAATTTAGGAATCAAGTCATTATTTATTGAAAATACTAAATAATTTTCTAATAATTTATTTTCAACAACTTGTAAAATTCGAGAGATGGTTTTACCTGATAAATTATGATGCTTTTCGCCATATATTTTTTTACAATAATCATAAATGTTTTTATATTCTGGAGAATTGATAATATGGGTTATACATGGTTTTATTTCATCTATGAGTTGTTTTAAGATAGCTGTTTTAAATTTGCCTCCGTTTATGGCGGAAATTACATATTGTTTAGCCTTATCTCTTTCACAATTTTCTTGTACCATAATTTTTTTAAGAAGATTTTCTCTGTCGCCAACACATTCATCTAATATATGAGAGGTATATTTTAATTGGTTCATAAATGTTTTCATAATGGTAGGATGAGAATTAACTTGGTCTATATCAATCCATATATTTTCACAAATAGTATGACGAACACATCCACATAAAGGTGCTAAACCTATACTTGAAACTGCGTACCATCTACCTATATCATCGGAACTCTTTCCTTTCTGATATTTTACTTTAATAAAACTAAATTCAGTATTGGGAATTGGTATGGAGTTTTTTAGTATTTTTTTGAATATGGTAAAAGGACATACAGTTGATTGGTTGTTTTTATTTCTACGCATTTCTTTTTCCTCATTCTCAATAATTTCTCTATATGTATCTTTATTATCAATAATATACTTCAATTTAGTTGAATTGATTTTTTCGTAAAAAACAGCCTCTCCAATATTTATCAT